GAACTCGAACACCGACGTCTCGAACTGGATCGTCAACTTCGCCCGCCCCTTAGCTCGAACCGGATCCTCCGTAATCCTCCTAGACCATGTCGGGAAGAACAAACAAGACCGAGCGCGAGGAGCCCGAGGAGCTGGAGCGAAACTCGCCGCCATCGACGGAGCCTCCTACGAAGTCATCGGTCAAGGCTTCTCGAGGACACAAGCCGGGACCGTGAAGCTCAAGATCGCTAAAGACCGCCACGGCCACGTCGGCGCAGTCGGAAGCATCGCCGCGGAGATCACCCTCACCCCAGGGGACCAGGACACGATCCTCATCTCCGCCACACACTCCGAGGGTCCGATCACCTCGAGCGGAGAGTTCCGGCCGACTCACGTCATGGAAGAGATCTCCGACTGGGCGATCGCCCAGGGCGACGGCTTCGAGTTCTTACTCCAAGACCTAAACCCCAGAGACGGACAAGCACGCCCCATCGAACGGAAGAAGGACGTCATCAAGGCCGCAGTCTTACGCCTCGTCATCGAAGGGCATCTCGTCCAGAGGAGCGGACTCAGATCCGGCTCCTACTTCTACCGCCTCGAGAAACCGTTCGAGGCCGACGACGACGGGGCGCGAAGCCCTTCGCGCCCCCTTCGCGCCCCCACCCAAAACGACCCCCTAGATCCTTCGCGCCCCTCCGCGCCCCTTCGCGCCCCCCTTGCGCCCCCGCTCGCGCCCCTTCGCGCCCCAACCGAGCGGGAACAGACCGAAACCTTCGCGCCCCTCGCGCCCCCCCCCTTAATAGGGGCGCGAGACGGCGCGAAGAACGAGGACCCCCCAACCACCGACGACGACATCTTCTAGGAGGACAACATGAGAACAAGCGAACGCCACTCACTCATCCGACGAATCAAGCACGACCTAGACCAACTAACCCACAAAGGAACCCAGGGAACACTCCTCGACGAAGCGACCAGACGCCTAACGGAACACCGAGCCCTCGGCTACCCCACACAGTCCTCCCAAGCCGGAACGATCGGATCGACTGGAACCTCCGACCCGATAGGACGACTCATAGCCGCCGGCATCGACGACCCCTACGGTAAAGCCCTAAGAGAGATCGACCAGAACCTAAAGACAGTCCAGCGCCAACTCGAAGCGATCGTCCGCCTATCGAAGATCGCAACGATCCCAGCCGCCTACCGAGAAGGAGACAAGACCCCGAGCTCGATCACATGGTGCCAGTCGTGCCAACGCATCAAAGACTCACTCGGACGCTCGAACCTCCAACCGTCACACGTCGAGACCCACGGCCTAGACAACATCGACGACGGTCCCCTCTGCCGATGGTGCTACGACTTCGCAAGACAACACGCGAAACTCCCCTCGACTCAACTCCTCGAAGCACACAGAGACGGGAAACGCATTACTAGCGCGATGATCGATAGGGCGACCTCGTGAGCGTTACGAATAAAAAACCGGCGCCCATACTACGAACCGCCCCGAAATGTCTTAGGCATCGGTTACCCTTCAGGCATACTCCAGAACTAGGCCCGAGGATCTACCTATGATCCGACGCTTCGCTCCATGCACCGAGCCCGCCTGCCCAACACTCGTCGAAGGCGGCGGCCGATGCCAACTCCACGCCCTCGCCCCCTGGACAAACTCGACAGGGACCGAGCGCACTAAGAGCTCGACATGGCGGAAGACTCGACTCCAGATCCTCGAGCGAGACGGTCGCCTCTGCTATCTCTGCGGAGGAGACGCCTCCACGGTCGACCATAAGATCCCCAGCGCCGCCGGCGGAACCGATCACCCCTCGAATCTCGCGGCGTGTTGCTTCGCCTGTCAGAAGGCGAAGATCCCAGAGGATCGAGAAGCAAGTCGCCTCGCCTATCTTCGGGACTCTCGGAGGGGTGGGGGGGTACCCCCTAACGGAAAATAAAATAAGGGCCGAGGGGGACTGCGGCTCGCCGTGTGTATGAATGACTAGAAACGGCCTCGAGGCGCTACGTGTGGTCCGAGGCTCGACGATCCCCTGGGCTCGCTTCCCGAGTACCGGAGAACTATCACCTCTCAGATCTTCCGAGCGTTACCGCAGGTCAGAGCGCTAGAGTCGTTTCTCGGCGTGCTAGTGTTCTGGGCGTGCGATCGTGTTCTTACTGCTCTAGCTCTATCTCTCCACTCCGTCGAGCGGACGTTAAATACTGCTCGCCTAAATGTCGGAACGCCGCGCACCGTGAAGGACTCGCCGGCGTAATCCCCGCCGAGCTCCTCTCGAGGGACCGCTGGATCCGACACACTTCATCGAAGCGGCCTCTCTCGATTACTGGGGGAGCGGCTTCATCTACGGATCCGTCGACCTGGTCGAACTTCGCCGAGGCTCATTCCTCGAGCGCGGGCGCCGGCCTCGGCTTCGTACTTAACGGAGACGGCCTCGTCTGTCTCGATCTCGACCATGTCCTCGACGGTGACCTCCTAGCCGAATGGGCCGCAAGCCTGCTCGCCGAACTTCCTCCAACTTACGTCGAGGTCTCTCCCTCCGGGGATGGCTTGCACGTATGGGGTCTCGGTCATCTGGAGAGGGGCCGCCGAGTCTCATTCCGTGGAGGCACCGTCGAGGCTTACTCGTCGGGGCGTTATCTCACTATTACCGGCCGACCGTATTCCGGTTCGGTTCGGTCTTTATCTTCGCTCGATTCTGTTCTATCCCTTCTCGTCTAACTCGGAGGCCGCGATGGCTCGAGGCGGCCCAGTCCCTAAAGATCCCTCGGTTCGCATTAACCGCGCCGTCCCTCAGAGGGGCGAGTGGGTAACCGTCCCGGCGTTCCACGATGGCCCGGTTCCTAAACTTCCTAACCGACGTCGGGGGACTGGACCGTGGTCTGCGGCGACCCTGCGCGCCTGGGCTTCATGGTGGAAGGATGGCGCCTCGACTCAATGGTCGAGCGCCGATACGGAGAGCCTCGTCCAGCTCGCGCACTTATGGCAGCTCGTCGATGAGGGCGAGATGAAATGGGCGGCGGAGTCTCGCCTTCGGATGGATGGTCTCGGACTTACCCAGAAGGGGAAGCGGGACCTACGTCTAAAACTAGGAGACGTCGCTCCCGTAGTGACGGTCTCCGCGGCAGAGGTAGGGAGCCTCGAGGATCGTAGGGCGCTAAGGCGTAAGTCTCTCCTCTCCGAGGAGTGAGTCTCGGCCCCGTAGACTTCCCGACTCTCGGCTGGGAGATCATCGACTGGATCGAGACTTACCTCGTCCACGGTCCCGGCGATGTCCAGGGCGACCAGATAGAACTCGACGAAGAGTTCGCCCGCTTCGTCTGTCACGCTTACCGTCTCCGCGAGGAGGACGGTCGTCGCTATTACCGTCGAGCGTTCTTATCTCGTCCGAAGGGTCGAGCGAAGAGTGAGCTCGCAGGGATGCTCGTCTGCGCCGAACTTCTCGGCCCGGTCCGCTTCGATGGGAATAACGCTAAGGGAGATCCGATAGGTCGCCCCGTCCGCTCGCCGTTTATCCGATGTCTAGCGACAGAGGAGGGACAAGCGGGGAACACTTACGACAACGTCCGAGAGATGCTCTCCCACCTTAGAGACAACTTCTCAGACACCTATCCCGGCGTCGATGTCGGTCTGACTCGTACCTTCACCGCTGGGGGAGGGAGCGTCGTCCCCTCGACGGCGTCTAACAGTTCTAAAGATGGAGGGCGCGAGACGTTCGCGGTCTTCGACGAGACGCACCTCTACGTCCTCCCCGAACTTAAACGGATGCACGCTACCGTCCGACGTAACCTAGCGAAGCGTAAAACCGCGGAGCCCTGGGCGTTCGAGACTTCCACGATGTACGCGCCCGGACTTCTCTCCGTCGCGGAAGGAACTCACGAGCACGCTCGAGCGATCGCAGACGGACGAATCCCAGACGACGGTCTTCTCTTCGATCACCGCCAGATCCCCGTCGACATCGACTGGGATAACGATCTAGCTCTCCGAGAAGGACTCGAACACGTCTACGGTCCCTTCTCTAAAGTCATGGACCTCGAGCGGATCATCGCCGAGATCCGAGATCCTCAGACAGACGAAGCCGACGCTCGGAGATACTTCGGGAACCAGGTCGTCAGACGTACCGAGCAAGCCTTCGACGTGGAGGCATGGCAAGAACTCTCGACCGATGAGCCGCCTCCCTCGGAGGGTCTCGTCGTAGCCGGCTTCGACGGTGCAAGATTCCACGACGCGACCGCTCTCGTCGCGTGTCATGTCGAGACCGGCTATCTCTGGACTCTGGGCGTGTGGGAAAAACCCGCCGACGCCGGCGAGTTCTGGGAAGTCCCCGAGGATGAAGTGAACCAGGCAGTCGAGGAACTCTTCGAGACGTTCGACGTGTGGCGCTTCTATGCGGATCCTCCTTACTGGGAGTCCGCGGTGGATCGCTGGGCGGGAACTTATGGAGCGGAGCGCGTCGTCCGATGGTGGACTAATCGCATTAAGCCGATGGCCTACGCCGTTCGAGCGTTCACTACTGCGATCCAGTCTGCCGAGATCGGCCACGACGGGAACCTAGACCTCGCCCGTCATGTCGCTAACTCTCGTCGCTATGCGACTCGAGTCCGAGATGAGTCCGGTCTTCTTCTCTACACGTTACGGAAAGAACACCCCGACAGTCCTAACAAGATCGACGCCACGATGGCAGCGATCCTCGCCTGGGAAGCACGCGGAGACGCTATCTCCGCGGGCGCCCTCAAGTCTCGCCGCCGCCGGAAAACCCGCGCCGCCGGCTTCTAACCGCCGACGGAGGCGCTACGCGTGGACATCTCAACCGCCGCCCCCGGAACCCCGGAGGCTATTCTCTCTCAACTTCTCGCCGCGTTAGACACGCGTCAGAGAAGCGTCAAACATCTCGAGAGGTATTACTCCGGAGATCATCCTCTGCCGACGATGCCTAACTCCGCGCAAGCCTTAGACGCGGAGACCGCTTACCGTCGACTCTTAGAGATGGGCCGCACGAACTGGGTCCGCCTCGTAGCCGATGCTCCCGCAGAACGTCTCCAGGTGATCGGCTTCCGATCCTCGACCGATGCTCAACTCGACTCGGAGGTCTGGAACGTATGGCAGGCAAACCAGCTCGACGCGGATAGCGCTCTCGTCCA